TTACGACTGCGGATCGTCATGGATGAAGGCGGCTGGACGCTGACACCTGGCACCACAAAGGAAGGAAAAGCCAGCCGCCTCTCGACGCGATAGCACCCGTTCGCCGCGTTGCAGGATCGCCGGAACCTCGTCCGGGCGCAGTCCGGCAAAGCCACCCGCATGCATGCGCGGCGCATTGGCAAAGGCCAGCGCCGGGACCATGCGACCGGGGCCCGGCGATCCGACCACGCCACCTGCGTGCAGGATGCTGGCGAACAACCCGCCCGCGCCGCCCAGCGCGCCGGAGAGCGCGTTGGCGATGGGGCCAAGAATGAACCGCCGCGCCGCCAGTTTGGCCAGATCGGCAATCATCGAGGTGACCAGATCGCCGAAGTTGAGCTTGCCAGTCTTGACGAAATTGCCCACGGCGTTCTCGGCGCTCTGGAAGGCTCCGACCAGCGTGCTCCCGATATCGCCGCCAATGTCGCGGGCCTTGGTGGCATAGTCGGCCAGCGTGGCGGTGACGGCGGCCCAGCCGGTCAGGGCGGTTTTTGCGCCCTCAGCGGTCGCGGTCCCGACGGCGCGGCCAGCCGCCCCAGCGCGCCCTGCGGCACGGCCCGTTCCGTCCAGTTCCTCGCCCAGCGCGGCAGCTGCGGCTGCGGCCCCGGCCAGTGCGGTTTCGGCCTCCGCCCCGCTGCCGGTCATGGCGTCGCGCAGCGCCTGCAAGCTCGCAAGCGGCCGACTGGCGGCATCGGCCAGCATGCCCGCCGCCTCGCGAAACCCATCGGCGCGGGCGCGGGCATCCTCGGCCATCGCGCCAAAGCCGAGGTCGGGTGGGTCCAGGAAGCTGCGCGACAGCGCGGCAGAGAAGGCGTCCGCCGCAGCGGTCCCGGCAGCGGTTGCCGCACCTTCAAACGGGTTGCCGATCCTGCCCAGCCCGACAGGATCCAGCGTGCCGATCCGCACACCGCCCTCGCCGGTCGCCCATTCCGGCAGCAGGGCAAGGGCCGCGTTCAAGCCTTCGATGAAACTGTTGATGCGGGTGACGACGCCATTCAGCATCGCCTCGATGCCCGAGATCAACCCGTTCGCGGCCTGAAACGCGAAGTCGCCGATGGCGCCGGGCAGTCCGCCCCAGATCGCCACCGCGGCATCAAAGGCCCCCTGAAAGATCGCCGCCGTCCGGTCGCCGAAGCTGACGACGCCTGCGATGGTGCCTTCCAGCGCCGACAGACCGGACGCCTTCAGCCCTTCCCAGCCCGCCGCCATGTTGGCAAGGGCTGCGTCGAGCGCCAGCCCCATCCGCGACCAGACCTCTTTGGCCAGATCCCCCAGCAGCCGGAACGCCTCGCCCACGCCGCCCGCGCCCGCGACCAGCCTTGTGAACTGGAACACCAACTCGCCCGCGCCGACAATCAGCGCGCCGATCCCGGTGCGGATCAGGGCACCCCGCAGCACGACCAGCGCCGTGGCCAGCCCGCGCACCGACAGCGCCGCCGCCGCCAGCCCGGCCACCCAGCGCCCGGCCATCAGGCCCGCAAAGGTCGCGGCGATGGACGCCAGCCGTCCGATGTTGTCAAAGAGTGCGCTTATGGCGATTCCCAGCGGCCCGCTGGTGCGCGCCACGCTCGCCAGCGCATTGGCCACCGCCTCCAGCGCAGGGGCGGCCGCCACCGCCAGCTGGTTCGAGACCCCGCGCCAGATCAGCCCCAGCCGCGAGATCGCATCGTTCGTGCGCTCGATCTGGCCCGCGTCAGCTTCCGAGACCACGACCCCGAAATCCTGCACATCCGCCGTCGCTTGCCGCAACGTCGCCGTGTCGATCCGGGTGAACACCAGTGCAGCCCGGTCGCCAAAGAGCTGCGAGGCGACAGCGGCGCGCTCGGCCTCTGGCACAAACTGGCCCAGCGCCTCCTGAATGGTGGCGATGCGCGCATCGAGCGGTAGGCGTTGCAGATCCTCGGCCGAGAGCCGCAGGCGGCGCAGGGCGTCCACGGCGGGGCCGGTCCCCGCCGCCGCCTGGCTGAGCCGCCGCTTCAGCTGCACGGTGGCCTGTTCGACCTGACCCATCGACACACCCGCCAGATCGCCCGCGCGCTCCAGCACCTGAATGCTGGCCACGGTCGTGCCGAGCGAGGCCGCGAGCTTGGCCTGCGCATCCACCGTTTGCAGCCCCGAGCGGATCATCGCGGCCCCGGCAGCGGCCAGCGCGGCGGTCACGGCTGCTGCCGCCAGCGTGGCGCGGCTGGCAAAGGCGGCGACGCGGGCATTGGCCAGATCCATCTCGCGCGACAGACGGCCAAAGCCGCGCGCGCCAGCCGCGCCCACACCTTCCAGTTCCGCACGCACCTGGCGGCCGCCTTCCGCCACAAGGCGGACGGACACGCGTTTCTCAGCCATTTTCTTGGGTCCTTGCTTTTAACGGCTTTGCGTCTTACGTTATGTTTATCGATCACGGAGGCGTATGATCATGTCAGAGACCGCAACCCTGTCCTCAAAATTCCAGATCTCGATCCCGAAAGCGATCCGCGCCGCGCAGCATTGGGAAGCCGGGCTGACCTTTGCCTTCATCCCCAAGGGCACGGGCGTCCTTTTGGTGCCGGTCCCGAAGCGGGAGGCGCTGAAAGGTCTCGCGCGCGGGGCATCGGTTAAGGACTACCGTGACCGTGCGGACCGGGTCTGATGGTCCTTGTCGATACGTCGGCGTGGATCGAATGGCTGATCGGATCGCCCACCGGAGAGAAAGTGGCCGAACATCTGCCCGAACAGGCAGATTGGCTGGTGCCGACCATGGTGCAACTGGAACTGGCAAAATGGCTGGCGCGCGAGGTGGGCGAGGACAAGGCCGATCAGGTGATTGCCTTCACGCAGGTCTGTCAGGTCGTGGCGCTGGATACCGAGATTGCCCTTGCCGCCGCCGAGGCTTGCCGGGACCACAAGCTGGCAACGGCGGATGCCATCATGTTCGCCACCGCCCGGACAAAGGGTGCGACGCTTCTGACTTGCGACTCGCATTTCGAGGGCCTGCCGGGAGTTACGTTGATCAAGAAGATCAAAAGCTGACGCCAGTCCCTGACGATTCTGCCATCTGTTCGTTGAGTTTGCGCACCATCACCGCCTCGATCTCGGGCAGCAGTTCGGCGGCGATGAGGGGGTCAATGTCCAGCGCACGAGCCATCGCCAGCGCTGCACCCATGTCCCAGCCCAAGACCGCGCCCGGGATCACGCGCAGCTGGCCGCCAAGGCGGCCGACCAGGTCCCAGACCTGCCAGACTTCCGGCGTCTGGGGCCGGTTCAGTCTTGCGGGGCAGTCCGGGCAGGTTTGCGTGCAGGCCTGGCAGTATCGCTCGCCTCCGCCGAAGGACCACTCGGCAAGGGCGCGGAGGCGTTTTTTTCCTGATCCAGAATGAGACCCCGCGCGACATAGGTGGTCTGGAACGCCTCGAAGACCGGCCAGATTTCCAGCAGGGCGTCGATGCCCTCGGGGCTGACCGGCACGGGATTGCCTGCGTCATCGCCCACGCCCTCCCAGTCGAGCACGGCGCGGCGGGCGACGGATTTGGCCATAACGAGGGCCAAGTCTTCCTGGCTCGCGCCCTCCGGTAGTGTTTCCACAGCCAGATCAGCGCGGGCCGAAACCATCAGCGCGGTGGTCAGGGGGGCGACCAGCAAACGTAGGCCGGGGGCGAGGTCCAGCCATTCGGGGCTGGCGGTCAGGTTCAAGCGGATCATCAATAGGCCTCCACATCATTGAACAGGGTTGCGGTGCACATGGCGTTAGCGACGCTGTCGTGCGCCGCTTGCCAGTCGAAGGTGGCCTGCACGCCCTGCGGTCCGGAAATCTCGATGCGGGGGCGGGGCAGGTAGACGGCGTGCACTGTGAAGGTGAAGCTTTCGCCCGAGGGGAGCACATAGGCGTCGACCTCATCGAGAAAGATATACCGCGCAGGCATCGAGCGCAGGTCTGTCGCCGAGTTCGCGCCCGTCAGCACCAGGATGCCGCCGGGGAACTCTTTTGAGAGCATCGAATTGCCCGCGTCGCGTGACCGGGCGGGGTTGACGCGTTCGCGCAGGGCGGGGCTATCCGCAATCAGCGGATCGAGACGGCCCCGCGATGTGCGCTTGGCCAATTCCAAGCTCGGCAGCACGGCCAGCATCGGCCCCGGCGCGTGATGGATCACGAAGCCGATCCAGTTGTTGCCAGCCTCGGTCGCGCCGACTTGCGCCGCCTTCATGAAGCTGATGCGCTGCGCCGGGTGGCGCGGCGACAGCACATCCATGATCTCGCGCAGGTAAGGCGCGCGGGCCGTGCGATAGCGCCCCGGTTCGGCCGCACCGCGCGACGACAGCCAGCGATGTTGATCTGCCCATTCCGACACCGTCAGGTCAGGATCGGGACGGATGCCGTTGCGCCAGGAGCGTAGGATGTCCTCGGCCCCGTCAAACCCGAGGTCGAGATCGGCGGTCAGGTCATCGTTATCCGAGGGAAACCCTGAGATCGGCGAGGGCGTCGAGTTGCGCTCTGACATGGGCTTCCAGCACCCTCTGCAGGATCGCGGCCTCGATCATCACCGGTTTGCCGGATTGCTTCTCCACCTCCGCTGCCACTTCGGCCGCCATCAGCGCCGCCACCCTGCTGGGCCAGGTCACCCAGGCATCGCGTTCCTGGCGAGCGAGACGAAACACCAGCGTTTCCGCCCGCGCCCGGTCCACAAGTGTGCCCTTGCGCTTCTGGATCGCCAGCTGGCGTTCCTGTGCCTGATAGACCGTCAACGCGGTGCGGGCCTTCAGATAGGAGGAGCTGTCCGCTGGCCCGGAAAATCCACTGTCGCCATGCCCAAGGCGCATCAGCGCTACGGCGGCATGACGCCCGAGAGCCTGATCACCCGAGCCGCCCGCACCGGCTATCACGCCGCCGCGCTCGTCGAGCGGCTGATGCGCGACAGGCCGCATCCGGAACAGGGCTATCGATCTGCCTTGGGTGTTCTTGGCCTGGAACGGCAGTTCGGGGCGGACAGGCTGGAAGCGGCCTGCGAACGCGCCCTGACGGTCGGCACAGTCACCTATGCCTCGGTTCGCTCCATCCTGATCACCGGTCTGGATCGGGCACCCAGCCCGCCAGACCCGGTCACCGCCACGCCGGTTCACGACAACATCCGTGGCCCCGGCTACTACCAGTAACCCTCGAAAGGACAAACAAATGCTGACACACCCCACACTCGACCAGATGGCCGCGCTCGGCCTGACAGGCATGGCAGACGCCTGGAAGGCGCTGGCCGAACAGGATCCGGGTCAGGCCCTCGAGCGCAATGAATGGCTCGGCCTCATGCTCGACCGCGAAGCCGCAGCCCGCGCCGACAAGCGCTTCGCCAACAGGCTGCGCAATGCGAAGATGCGCTTTCCCAACGCCTGCATCGAAGATGTCGATTTCGCCGCCAGCCGGGGGCTCGACCGGCGTCAGATCCTCGCGCTCGCCCAAGGCGACTGGATCAAGGCCCGCGAACAGATCATCCTCACGGGCCAGACCGGCACTGGCAAGACCTGGCTCGCCTGTGCCTTCGGCCATCAGGCCGCACGCCTGGATCATTCCGTCCTCTATGTCCGGATGCCGCGGCTCTTCGAAGACATGGCCATGGCACGCCTCGATGGGCGCTTTCCCCGCCTCGTCGACAAGCTGGCCCGCGTCCAGCTGCTGGTGCTCGACGACTGGGGCACGCATGGGCTGACCGACCAGCAGCGGCTCGATCTGCTCGAGCTTTTCGAGGAGCGCTACCAGCGGCGGTCCACCATCATCACCGCCCAGCTGCCCGTGTCAGGGTGGCATGACATGATCGGCGAGCCCACCATTGCCGATGCCATCCTCGACCGGATCGTCCACAACGCACACCGCATTGAACTCAAGGGAGACAGCATGCGCAAAAAGGACCGGAACGCGGCCTTGACCTCCGCCGAAAACACCGAAACTATCCGAACCGAAACATGATCGCAGGCAGATGATCAGCCGTGCCCGAACTGTCCGGGAATTACTGAAACGGCTGTCCGGGAATTAGCGTAATCGCTGTCCGGTATTTCTGAAATCCGCAGTGTGCCCCGTTGCGGCTCTTCCCATCGTCCAGTTGTTCAATACGCTTGGTGATCTCACGTTCTATGGACGACCACAGAAACAGGATCGAGCCGACGCTTGCCTGCATTTCCAAGAAGGACACTGGTTCGGGTTTCTGCTCCTCTGCCATTTCATCCATGACGCTGCTTTATTCCTTCCAAGATTCCTAGCTTGACCTTTGTTATTCGCATACTGTTGGGTTCGAGCGGCCATCCCAATCAGTATAACACTCAGGGTTCATGAGGCCTTCAAGTCTATCTGAAACTCCGAAAAATTCGCCAAGCGGCCCTTGCGCAACGGCGCCTGCCACAAAGAGCCCAATTCCGACTGCCCAAGCAAGCCATGCTTTTCCGGTCCGTTCGGTGATCTTGGGCCCAAGCCAGATCCCAAGCGCGATACTGCCGAACATCAGGCCATAGTGAAGGCCCAGCGCAACGAAGTTCTCTCCAAACGCGGCCGCAGGGCTGCGTTCACTGAATGCAGGAAGAAGTGCAGAAACGATCCAGAACAGGCCGATGCCGGAAATCCAGCGAGCGGCGACAGGCCATCCCATCCAAGCGTCGAACAATCGGGCCAATTCTTGCCACTCCCTACAGGTTCTCGAAAGCATCTCAACTTCAAATGGTTGGTATCCTGTCCGATCAAACTGGGCAACTTAGGAAGCTCTTTGCCCTGACTTTCCAACCGTCGCCATCTCCCACCGCCGCACGGCGACGTCGCAGTAAACCGGGTCCAGTTCCATCGCGAAGCAGCGCCGCCCAGCGCGTTCGGCGGCGACGATCTGGGTGCCAGAGCCGCAGAACGGCTCATAGATCAGATCGCCCGGATCCGAGAATGCCGTCAGCACCGCCTCGACCAGTGCCACCGGGAACACGGCTGGGTGCGATCCGGCCGCGCCCAGCCCGCCTTTGTGGCGCATGATCCGGAAAACGCTGTCCGGGATGCGGTGGCTCTGGATCGCATTCCCGGTGCCGGTCTTGGCGTGGACGCTGCCGTCGGCCCCGCGCAGCCCACCGCCGCCCAAGGTTTCGCCTGCGTGCTTGGACGGGACGGTCTTGTGCGGTTTGCGCGGCGCGCGGTTGAAGTGGAAAATGAACTCGTGCGACGGGGCCAGGCGCCCCTGCCAGTCGCCCGGCAAGCCCGGGCCCTGATCCCAGACATACCAACCAAACCGCCGCCAGCCAGATGCGCGCATCCATTCCACCCATCCTTCCCAATAGGGCTGCCATTCGCCGCTCCGGTGCACGAGGCCGAGGTTGACCAGCAGCTGCGCGTCGGCGGTGACCGGGGCCGTGGCGAACACGCCCTGCATCAGTGCATCCCAATCGCCGACCTTTTCCCTGGCCGCGCCATAGTCACGCTGCTGGGCATAGGGCGGTGAGGTGAACATCAGCATGGCCGCCTCATTCTGCATCAGTCTGGCGACAGCGGCGGGATCGGTGGCATCGCCGCAGCAGAGGCGATGTTTGCCCAACTGCCAGATATCGCCGGGGCGGGTGATCGGTTCAGCGGGCGGGGCCGGGATCGCATCGGCCGCGTCGTCAGAAATCGTCGGGCGGTCGTCGGCGTCTGCCAGCAGAGCATCCAGTTCGTCCACGGGGATGCCGATCAGCCCGAGGTCGAAATCCTCGGCCATCAGCGCCTGCAATTCCTGCAACAGCAGGGCCTCATCCCAGCCGCCCAGCTCGGTGAGCTTGTTGTCGGCGATGCGATAGGCGCGGCGTTGCGCCTCGGTCAAATGGCCCAGCACGATGACCGGGGCCTCGGACAGGCCGAGGTGCGCGGCCGCCAGAATGCGGCCATGGCCTGCGATCAATTCGCCATCAGCGGCCACCAGCACCGGCACGGTCCAGCCGAACTCGGCCATGCTGGCGGCGATCTTGGCGACCTGATCCGCATCATGGATCTTGGCGTTGCTGGCGTAAGGTTTCAGCCGGGACAGCGGCCAATGCTCGATCCGGCCCGGCAGCAGGGGCGCATTCATGCCGCCAGCCTCTTGGCCTTCAGGTCGGCGAAGGTTTCGCCCGTTTCCACCAGAACGGCATTGGCACCGGTGAACTGCTGCCAGCGCTCGATGGCCACGTCGACATAGGCCGGGTTCAGTCCCACACCGAAACAGATGCGCCCCGTGGTTTCTGCGGCGATCAGCGTGGTGCCGGAACCCATGAACGGCTCATACACCGCCTGACCCGGGCTGGAATTGTTCAGGATCGGGCGGCGCATGCATTCGACTGGCTTCTGCGTACCGTGCACGGTGGCCGCATCCTGGTCCTTGCCGGAGATGTGCCACAGTGTCGTCTGCTTGCGGTCTCCCGCCCAGTGTCCCTTGCCGGTTTTGCGGACGGCATACCAGCAGGGTTCGTGCTGCCAATGATAGTCGCCGCGGCTCAGCACCAGCCGGTCCTTGGCCCAGATGATCTGCGACCGCACGGCGAAACCCGCGGCCACCAGGCTGTCGGCCACGGTCCCGGCATGGAGCGCACCGTGCCAGACATAGGCGACATCGCCCGGGAACAGCGCCCATGCCTCGCGCCAATCGGCCCTGTCATCGTTCAGCACCTTGCCGGTGCGCTTGGTCTTGGCGGCCCCCGCCTGGTTGCGCCAGGACGGATCATATTCCACGCCGTAGGGTGGATCGGTAACCATCAGCAATGGTTTCACGTCGCCCAGCAACCGACCGACCACATCGGCGGATGTGCTGTCGCCGCAGATCAGGCGGTGCGACCCGAGCTGCCAAAGGTCGCCCGCAACCGACACCGGGGTGACCGGCGGTTCAGGAATGTCATCCTCGCCCTCGACGGCACCACCATCAGCCTGATCCGGATCGCGCAGCAGCGCATCCAGATCCTCGTCGGTGATGCCCAGCAGCGACAGGTCGAAATCCTCAGCCAGCAGCCCCGCGATCTCGTCGCGCAGCATCGCCTCATCCCACTCGCCCAACTCGGTCAGTTTGTTGTCGGCGATGCGGTAGGGCGGGCAGGCCGATGCACGCCGGGCGATGCCAGCGTCTGGATCGGGATCCGCGATGTCGGGAAATGCAAAGCGCCCGCGAGGGCGTTCCTGCGGGCGCAAATCTTCGATGATCAAGGGGTAGGTCAAGGGGGGCAGCTTTGTCAACGAAAAATGCACCTGGATTCAATGGCTTCGCAGCGGGTGGCTTCCGCTGGCTGGCTTCCGACATGGTGGCTTCCGCAAACTGGATTCCCTGGATTCCGCAAAAGAATCCAGCACGCCACGATCGTGATTCGGCAAGCCTTTGATAATGAGTCGCTTTTTTCAGAATCACTCGGCAGGTGGATTCCGCCTGGATTCCCCGGTGAAAGTGCCTGTCGCTAGCGAAATGCTGCGCTGCGCCCCCCCGTATACAAACGGGGCCGGGGAGGAACCAATGGGAGGGGGGTCACACAGCGCGCTGGACCAGCTTTGCCTGTTTCGGATCGTAGACGCAATTGGCGATGGTTCCATCTTTGATCTTCTCGACTGCCTTGTCGACCATGAA